CCGCTATGCCGATCTCGGAAAGCCCGATTTCCGAGATCGGCATAGCGGGCTTCAACGCCTGCAAGGCGCTGTCGACCAAACGCACCGACGACCCCACCAGGGCCAGCCGCCCCTATGACGCGGACCGCGATGGTTTCGTGATGGGCGAAGGCGCCGGGGTGGTCGTTTTGGAGGAATATGAACATGCCAGGGCGCGCGGCGCCAGGATCCATGCCGAAGTGCTGGGCTATGGTCTGTCGGGCGACGCCTACCACATCACCGCGCCGTCCGAGGACGGCGATGGCGGCTATCGCTCGATGCAGGCCGCGCTGAAGCGGGCCGCGATCACGCCTGACCGGATCGACTATATCAACGCCCATGGCACGTCGACCATGGCCGACACGATCGAGCTTGGCGCGGTCGAGAGGCTGATGGGCGACGCGGCGGCAGCGGCGACGATGTCGTCGACCAAATCTTCTGTCGGGCATCTTCTGGGGGCAGCGGGGGCTGTCGAGGCAATTTTCTGCATGCTGGCGATCCGCGATCAGGTGGCCCCGCCGACCATCAATCTCGACAATCCCGCGGTTGCATCGAAGCTCGATCTGGCGCCCAACAAGGCGGTGGAGCGCAAGATAGATGTCGCGCTGTCCAACAGCTTCGGCTTTGGCGGAACCAATGCTTCGCTGATATTGGGGCGGGTGAGCGGTTGATGTGGCGGCATGTCGCCTCGAACTTCCTGACCATTGCCATCCTGCTGCTGGTGGCGGCGGCGGGGGTGGTCGCCTGGGGGCAGCGCCAATATACCGGGCCCGGCCCGCTGGCCGAACCGATCTGCTTTCAGGTCAGGAAGGGGGCGAATCTCAAGTCCGTGGCCAGTGACCTTTCGGGGAGGGGCGCCATCAGATCGGGCTATATCCTCAAGGTAGGGGCGGATTACCAGGGCAAGGCGGGTTCGATCAAGGCGGGGTCGTATCTGATCGCGCCGAATGCCTCGATGGCCGAGATCGTCGAGGCCATATCGGGGACCGGACAGTCGACCTGCGGCACCGAAGTCAACTACCGGATCGGCGTTCAGGCCAGCGAGATGCTGGTGCGCGAGCTTGATCCGGCAACCAACCGCTATGTCGAAGTCGCGAAATTCGACCCGGCGGAGGAGGCGGCCCCGCAAGCCTATGTCGATATTGCCGATGACATAGATGTGCGGTTTCGCGTGACGCTGGCAGAGGGGGCGACGAGCTGGCAGGTGGTCGAGGCGCTCAAGCGGGCGGAGTTCCTTGACGGCGAGATCGGCACGGTGCCGCCGGAAGGCATGCTGGCACCGGACAGCTATGAAGTGGCGCGCGGCCTGAGCCGTTCGGAATTGCTTGACCGGATGCAGGCGCGGCAGGCGGCGGTTCTGGATGCGCTGTGGGCCAACCGCGCCGATGGCCTGCCCTATGCTTCGCCCGAGGAAGCGCTGATCATGGCGTCGATCGTGGAAAAGGAAACGGGCCTGCCCGAGGAGCGGCCCAGGGTCGCGAGTGTTTTCATCAACCGCCTGAAGCAGGGGATGAAATTGCAAACCGACCCCACCGTCATCTACGGCCTGACCAAGGGGCAGGGCGTGCTTGGCCGGGGGTTGCGCCAGAGCGAGCTGCGCGGACGTACCCCTTACAACACCTATGTGATCGACGGTTTGCCCCCGACGCCGATTGCCAACCCCGGCAGCGACAGCATTGCCGCGGTGCTGAACCCCGAGGTGACGGATTTTCTGTTCTTCGTGGCAGACGGTACGGGCGGCCATGCCTTTGCCAGGACATTGGCCGAACACAACGACAACGTAGCCAGATGGCGCGCGTTGGAAGCCGAACAGCAGGGCGCGGCGAACTGAGCCGGGGCCGGGTTAACAAGAGATTGACGGTGCGTCCTCCAAGGTATTGATACAGCTTGGTTTTTTGCTTGACTTGGCGAACGCTCCAGGCTATACCTTCGGACATGCTAGAAGAAGTGGGCAAGCGGCCCGGGGGCGACCCCGAGCCGCTTTTTCGTTTCGCTCGTGCGGATTGGCATGAGAGGCGGGCGCATACTCGATGACAGCGAGAGTTACGGTTGAAGAGCCATCAATCAAGACATTGATCCAGCAGACGGATGATCTGTATTTCGTCATCGCCACGGAAATTTCCGCGGCGACCGAAAAAATCAAACAGGGCGAGTTCGATAATCTGAAGGATGCGACGAGATCCTTGAAGGATTTGCGCATGGCGTTTCAGCTTGCCGTGGAAGAAAGGGCGAAACTTGCCAAATTCGACAAAGAAAAAGCCGGCGTCGTTTACGACTATGCGCTCGACTTCGACGCTGCCCGGGCTGAGATCGGCCGCCGCCTGGCTCTCTTGCGCGAAGCAGGAGACGGTTGACGAATTCCTTGGCGGCCTGAGCGACGAGACCTTGCTGGCACTGCCCTGGTTATTCGAATTCTGGGCATTGCCGCATCAGCTTGCACCGGCAGGGTCGTGGAAGACCTGGATCATCATGGGGGGCCGGGGGGCCGGCAAGACCCGCGCCGGGGCCGAGTGGGTTCGATCGCAGGTTGAAGGAGCCAGACCGCTTGATGCGGGGGTGGCCGGGCATGTCGCGCTGGTCGGCGAGACGATCGAGCAGGTTCGCGAGGTGATGGTCTTTGGCCCGAGCGGAATTCTGGCGTGTTCACCGCCCGACCGGAAGCCGGTCTGGGAAGCGGGGCGCAAGCGGCTGGTCTGGCCCAACGGGGCGGTGGCGCAGGTGTTTTCGGCCCATGAGCCGGAAAATCTGCGCGGCCCGCAGTTTGACGCTGCCTGGGTGGATGAGCTGGCGAAATGGAAAAAGCCGCAGGAAACCTGGGACATGCTGCAATTCGCGTTGCGGATGGGCGTTCATCCGCAGCAGGTCGTGACGACAACGCCGAAGAACACCAGCGTGTTGAAGGCGATCCTGAACAACCCGTCGACGGTAATGACGACGGCGCCGACCGAGGCCAACAAGGCCTATCTTGCCGCATCGTTTCTCGAGGAGGTGCGCAGCCGCTATGCCGGAACGCGGCTGTCGCGGCAGGAACTGGACGGCGTCCTTTTGGAAGATGTCGAGGGCGCGTTATGGGCGTCGGCCGGGCTGGAAGGATTGCGACGCAGCGCACCGAAAGCGTTCAGCCGTGTCGTCGTCGCGGTGGATCCGCCCGTCACCGGCCATGGCGGATCGGATGAATGCGGGATCATCGTGGTCGGGGCGCTGACCGAGGGACCGCCGCAGGACTGGCGCGCCTGGGTGCTGGAGGATGCGAGTGTGGCGGGCGCATCCCCGATGGTCTGGGCGAAGGCTGCGGTCGCGGCGATGGAACGGCATGGCGCGGAGCGGTTGGTGGCGGAAGTCAACCAGGGCGGTGACATGGTTGAAACCGTGATCCGACAGGTCGACCCGCTGGTGGCCTTTCGCGGTTTGCGGGCGTCGCGGGGCAAGGCGGCGCGGGCCGAACCGGTCGCCGCCCTGTACGAACAGGGCCGGGTCTTTCACTGCGGTGATCTGGGCGGGCTGGAAGATCAGATGTGCCAGATGACCACCCGCGGGTATCAAGGGCGGGGCAGCCCGGACAGGGTTGATGCGCTGGTCTGGGCATTGACCGAAGTGATGGTGCGGCCGGCGGGCAGGTTTCATCGGCCCGCGGTGCGCAGTCTCTGAGGGGTTCTGATGAGCCGCCGGAGCGGCGTTGCGGCCGGCGGTGCGGGCACCTTTGACGGGCGAATCCGTATCGGGCGCGAAGCGGCCGCGGCGCGGCGGGCCGCGGCCGGTTTCGGGCCGCGCAACAAGACAGGAGTATGGGATGGCTTGGAATTTTTTCCGGCGCGCCGAAGCGGCGGCGCCGGAGCAGAAGGCTTCGGCGACGGGGCGGGTTGTGGCCTGGGGATCGTCGGGGCGCGTGGCCTGGAGCCCGCGCGATACGGTCAGCCTGACCAGGACCGGGTTTTCCGGCAATCCGGTCGGTTTTCGCGTGGTCAAGCTGATCGCCGAGGCGGCGGCGGCGCTGCCGCTGGTCTGTCAGGACGCGCACCGGCGCTATGACACGCATCCCTTGCTGGAACTGATCCGCAGACCCAACCCGGGGCAGGGGCGCGCGGAGTTGTTCGAGGCGCTTTATGGGCAGATTTTGCTGTCGGGCAACGGCTATCTGGAGGCGGTCGGCGCGAGCGGCCTGCCGGAGGAGTTGCATGTGCTGCGCTCTGATCGGATGTCGCTGGTGCCGGGCCCGGATGGCTGGCCCGTTGCCTATGACTATGCGGTGGGCGGGCGCAAGCACCGGTTTGACATGACAGGGCCTGTCGATCCGATTTGCCATGTCAGGTCGTTTCACCCGCAGGACGATCACTATGGGTTGAGCCCGATGCAGGCGGCGGCCACCGCCGTCGATGTCCATAATGCGGCATCGAGCTGGTCCAAGGCGTTGCTGGACAACGCCGCGCGCCCTTCGGGGGCCATTGTCTACAAGGGCGGCGAGGGATCGGCGCAACTGTCGCCTGATCAGTACGAGCGGCTGGTCGGCGAAATGGAGGCGCATCACCAGGGCGCGCGAAATGCCGGGCGGCCGATGCTGCTGGAAGGCGGGCTGGACTGGAAGCCGATGGGGTTTTCGCCCTCGGATATGGAGTTCCAGAAAACCAAGGAGGCGGCGGCGCGGGAAATCGCCATCGCCTTTGGTGTGCCGCCGATGCTGATGGGGATTCCGGGCGATGCGACCTATGCCAATTACCAGGAGGCCAACCGGGCGTTTTTCCGGCTGACCGTTTTGCCGCTGGCGACGCGGGTGACGGCGGCGGTTTCGCATTGGTTGTCGGCGCATCTTGGAACGCGTGTCGAGATGCGCCCGGATCTCGATCAGGTGCCGGCCCTGGCGGTGGAGCGGGATCAGCAGTGGAAGCGTGTCGGCGAGGCGAGCTTTCTGAGCGAAGCGGAAAAACGCAGCCTGCTGGGTTTGCCCCGGCAGCCCAATGAGCGGTGAGAATGGCGGTGCGCAGCGGCGGGTCACGGTATCTCAAGGAGCCGTTCGAATGTGTTCATGAACACCGGCTTGATGCGACCGAACGGATCATGGCCTTGCAGTTTCAGACCGTCGAGCGCCGGCTGGAGCGGATCGAGGCGATGATCAACGGAGTGGAGAAGCGGCTGTGGATGACCGTATTCGGCGTGGTTGGGGTAATTTTGAGCCAGGCCGTGCAATCGGTCATGCAATACGGTCCGAAATGAGGAAATGCGAATGATGACAAGCGATCATGGCCTGGAAACGAAGTTTTGCCGGCTGGGCGAAGATATCGCCGTGACGGATGGCACCAGGATCGAAGGCTATGCCTCGGTCTTTGGCGTGGCCGACCAGGGGGGCGATATCGTTGAAAAGGGCGCCTATGACAAATCGCTAAAGGCGCTTGGGGCGCAGGGGCGCCGGGTCAAGATGCTTTGGCAACACGACGCAGCCCAGCCGATCGGCGTCTGGGAAGAACTGCGCGAGGATGGCCACGGGCTTTATGTCAAGGGCCGTCTGCTGAGCGAAATAGGCAAGGGCCGCGAGGCGGCGGCGCTGATTGCGGCGGGGGCGATTGACGGGCTGTCGATCGGCTATCGCACGGTCGTGGCGCAACGAGATGCGAAGGGGCGCAGGCTCCTGAGCGAGCTGGAGCTTTGGGAGGTGTCGCTGGTGACTTTCCCGATGCTTCCGGATGCACGGGTGGGATCCAAGGCGGGTGATGTTGCGGATGCCATTTGCTGTGAGCTGGCGGCAGTCTTCGACGACGCGCGCCGGACCCTTGCCGGGCGCTGAATGCCCCGACCCTGACACAACCTTCAAGACAGGTAACAACATGCCACAAACCGAGACCACCGCTCGGGCCGGGGAAGCCGTGACTTCCCGGCCCGCCCATGAAGTGAAATCCGCCTTGGCGGGGTTCCTCGCTGAATTCAAGGGATTTCAGGGCGAAATTACATCGAAGCTGCAACAACAGGAAGAGCGACTGACCATGCTGAACGCCAAATCCATTTCCGCCGGGCGCCCGGCGCTTTCCGCCGCCGTCGAGTTGGGCGCGCCCCACAAGAAGGCCCTTGCCACCTATCTGCGGACCGGCGACGACGACGGGTTGCGCGGGCTGGTTCTGGAAGGCAAGGCGCTGAATACCCAGGTGAATTCCGATGGCGGGTTTCTGGTGGACCCTGAAACATCGGAGCGCATTCGCGGTGTGTTGAAATCGACTTCGTCGATCAGATCGGTGGCAAATGTGGTTAATGTCGAGGCGACTTCCTACGACGTGCTGGTCGATCATACCGATGTCGGGTCTGGCTGGGCCAGCGAAACCGCTACGCTGAGCGAGACCAGCACCCCGCAGATCGACCGGATCTCGATCCCGCTGCACGAGCTGTCGGCGATGCCGAAGGCCAGCCAGCGGTTGCTTGACGACAGTGCGTTTGACATCGAAGGCTGGCTTGCCGGGCGGATCGCCGACAAGTTCGCCCGCGCCGAGGCGCAGAGTTTCGTCACCGGCGACGGGATCGACAAGCCGACAGGTTTTCTGACCCATCCTGCCGTTGACGACAGCCTGTGGTCCTGGGGATCGCTGGGCTATGTGCCGACCGGGGCGGTGGGTGATTTCGCGCCGACAAATGCGTCGGATGCCATCGTCGATCTGGTCTATGCACTGAGCGCCGAATACCGGGCCAACGCCAGTTTCGTGATGAACTCCAAGACCGCCGGGGCGGTGCGCAAGATGAAGGATGCCGATGGCCGCTTCCTGTGGTCTGATGGATTGGCGGCGGGCGAGCCGGCACGTCTAATGGGCTATCCGGTGCTGGTTGCTGAGGACATGCCCGACATCGGCGCCGACGCCTGTGCCGTCGCCTTTGGTGATTTTCACAACGGCTACACGATCGCCGAACGCCCGGACATGCGGGTTTTGCGTGACCCCTTTTCGGCCAAGCCTCATGTGCTTTTCTACGCTTCCAAGCGGGTCGGGGGCGATGTAAGCGATTTTGCCGCCATCAAGTTGCTGAAATTCGCGGTGTCGTAAGGCACGCGAATTGGCGCGGGGTCGTCTGACCCCGCCAGCCGGGCGCGGGCCGCCTTTGAACCTGCATTGTCTAGCTGCTCCCTCCGTCCGAGCAATGCAAGTCTGGCCCGTGCCCGCCCAAAGTCGAGGGGGGGCTTAGTGAGCGGGGTAATCGCATGATGCTGATCGAGCAGACCAGCGTGCCCGCCGCGGCGTTGCCGGTGGCGGAATTCAAGGATCATTTGCGGCTGGGAACCGGTTTCGCGGATGATGGCACGCAAGACGCGTTGGTCGAGGCCTATCTTCGGGCGGCCCTGGCCGCGATCGAGGGGCGTATTGGCAAGAGCCTGATAACGCGCAATTTTCTTTTGACCTTGACGGGCTGGCGCTGGCCGGAATCGCAGGCTTTGCCGACCGCTCCGGTCAGCGCGATCGTATCGGTAACGGTGCGCGACAGGGCGGGTGCGCCCGATCTCGTCGATCCGGCGCGGTATCGGCTGGTACCCGACAGCCCGCGCCCGAAAATCGTCGCCGAGGCCGCGCTGTTGCCTGGCATACCGCCGGGGGGCACGGTCGAGG